CCTGTGGCTTGATTCAAAGCTGGACACCTAAACCCAGATGTGATCTTGACAGGCTTGCCGAAGTGGTCACGCACTGGCTGCAAGATGTTTTCGCAAAGCAAACGCAATGACTCAATCTGCTCATCATTTGGCGTGTTGTCAATGTCTAGGCGTGTTGCAGTTTCCGACTTGATTAGTTCCGAAAGTTTAAAATTTTTGGTCAGTTGTGTCATTTGATGCCTTTCTGCGATTCAATCGCTTGGTTGTACAAATCGATGCAAGCATTGAGCTTGGTGATGGCGCGGTCGCCCTCCTCTGCTATTGCGAAAAGAGCTTTTCCAAACGCTGGGTCAAGCTCGGCTCTTGTTTCTCCTGCACTATCTCCTGTGGGAGTGGCGGGATCTGCGGCGGCTGGTACGGCGCAGGACGTTTTGACAGGAAGCCGCAGCTTGAAAGCGCCACTATCGATAGCAGCGTCACGCTCCTTTGCAGCCATTTTTGCTTTTTCATTTGTTGCCCTCAATGCATTTGCAGTTGTGTTTACGGCGGCAGCGAGCGCCTGCTCCTTGGCCCTGGCCTGCGTGTTGAGCTTGTCAACCTCGGCCTGCTGCGCCTTTGCCTCGTAGTGCTTGCCAGTCCAGTATCCACCGCCAAACACTAACGCTAAAGCAAAGAGGCCAGACAGTAGGTCCTTCATGGCGCTGGCGGCTCGTTGTCATTGGCCTCTGCCTTTGCAACTGCATTGGCAACAGCCTTGATGCCAGAGCGCCCAGCTACACCACCCAGCACGCCAGTGATGAACACCATGATGGTGGAAATCTGCTGGGTGTAAATCTTGTCGATTGGCGCCATGCCTGCCATGGGCTGCGTGACATAGGTCACAGAGTACAGAAAGGCCACCATCGCGCCAAACAAGATCAGCACCAGCACGACAATGACAAAGGCCCAGACGCGAACCTCAAGCTCTTCAGCGGTCAGGCGATTGGTTGGTTTATATCCGACTGTTGGCATCACTTCTTCTCCTGTTCGGGTTTTGTTAACTGGTCAGGGCACGTACCTGTGGCGGTGCAAATGGGAGGCTTGCACTCTGCATTTTCCCAATTCTTTGGGTCCTGGCATGGGTATCTGAATCTGTCATCGCACCCCGCCGCCAGGAGCATCATCAGGCACATTGCTGCGATCTTTGTCACGGTTCTTCCTTTCAATTTCACGCCTCAGTTTCTCGACCTTTTCAACCTGCTGCTTGACCTCATGCTTGGCGTCCAAGATGTCCAGGTAGAGCATTGCGCCAATTGGCAAGAGCAGGGCGACTAACACGCAAGCGGCAATCCATCCCATTATGTCCTCGCCAGTTTTCCTACGAATAGAAGCCACATCCATAGGTACAAGATAAGGATTCCTGTTACTACTAGATACGCTGACTTTTGCTGGAAGTCTCTTCTTTCCTCCTGCCGTTGCCATTGCTTGTACCTCTCCTTGGCCTCTTCCTTCAGTCTTGCCTGCTCCTGCTCCTGTGAAATTACGTCACGCATTTCAAACACCTTGGAGTACAACGCGCCCATCTCTGGTGGCGACTGATACACCATGGTTTCCCTGATCGTCACTTCCAACGCCGCCATCTGGTCCATCGCCATCACTCGATTGAGTGCTGACTCCATCAGGTTTGCGTCAGGGTCGTAGATGTTCTTCGACTTCTCTTCTTCTTCCCTTATGTGGGCAGCAAGTTTTTCTTGGAGCCGAAAGAACTCGGTGAGCTGCTTGACCACATCAGCCATGACCTTTGTTTCGTCAACAGCAACGAACTTGTCCTTCTTTTTCGCCACAGGCTTTGGCGCTGCGGCTGCTGGCTTTGGTGAGCCGCCAAAAATCTTTGACAGCTTGCCCCAGAAGCTGTATAGCTCCTTACCAACTTCAACAGCCTCGTCAACCGTTGCCTTGACCTCCATGAATGAGGTCTTGGCCTGCTTGTACAGCTCGCATCCTTCTTTGATTGCGGCCACACAGGCGTTGGCTGCAAAGAGAATGCTGATCGGATCAATTTACAGCCCCAAGACTTTCTTGACCAACTCGCCAGCAAAGCCTGGGCCGAGCAAGACGCCGCCGATCACGATGTAGAGCAGGTACTCAATGCGTGTCATGCGTCTGTCGCCGTCCACGAATGACTTCTCTATCGCTGCGTAGCGTTCAGCGCAGACGGCCTCATGGACAGCGAATTCTTTTTCGACTTCGCTCATGGCATTGCTGCTTTGATTTCGTCTGTAGTTGCTGCTGCATCAATTGCTGTCTGCATGGTTGCATACTTGTCCCTCACGGCTTGTCTTGCTGTCTCAGCGGCTGTTGCCTCAGATGGAATGGTTGCCTTGATGTCCAATGGCGCAAACTCAGCAGACCGTGCCTCACGGCGCTTGTCGTGTGCAATGGTCTTGGCTTTGTCAATGTTGATGGTAATCATGAATACTCCCATGCGTTGCGAAATGTGCGGTCTGTTGGCACATCAGCAGTGTCAATGATTTTGAATGGCTTACCAGCAGGGACATCCTTGGCGGCAATTTCTTCAATAGACATTGTTTGAAGTGCTTCAAAAGATGGGATGACAATAGCCACACCGCCTTCATCGTTTGGGTAAATAATTCTTTTCATGGTTATCCTTATCTAAAAACTACAACGCTTATGTATTTGGGGTCATAATCATTTCCTGCGGTATTTGTAAAACCAAATCTACAAGATGACGCTGTAGGAGCAGACTCAGTACCAGTAGCTTTGACAATGTTTAACGCAGGTGAATAAAGGTTAGCGACTCCATAATTTAATGATGCGCTGACGTTGTATTCGTAGTTTGCATCAGTCATTGCAGTGGTGAAGTTCATTGTGTAGTCACCAGTAGCGTTATCAGTGATGCTTGTCACATTACCTGATGCACGAATCGCAACAGTGCCAGTGCCGTTGAAGTTAACCCAAGCACGACATGAGTAGTTGATACCACTCACATCTGTCGATGGGTTAATCAGACCACCACTAGGTGCTATGACGCCAGTTGAACCATCAATTATTGTGCTCATGCCCATGTCCCCACGTTAGTTGCTGAACCAGATGCACTCAATGGCGCAATGCGAATGAAACTTCCAGCCAATGTTGAATAAGCACCTCCAGGTGCGGCAGACAGCGTGTATTGCGGAATGAATGTGCCACCAGAGTTGACTGACACTGTGCCTTTATACGCAACAACTTGTGCAATTGAAGCTGTACTTGTACCGCCGTTAATTACAGTTGAAGACGCTGTTGTTATGTAGTAGGTGTATAAATTTCCACCAACAGTTGCTGTGGCTGTATTTGAGTTCATATATCCTTGAGTAAGGATATTATTTAATGTGGCAGTACCGCCAAAACCAATAGCAATAGTGTGGGATGTTGTTCCTGCTGATTTGCTTAAAGCAAAAACAGTTTCAAACTCATACACAGTGCCTGATGACAGCGTGACACCAACACCAAAAACACTTTGTGCGCCAGTTGCATTAGCACCAGCAAGTGCAGAATCAAGTCTGTAGTACTGTTGAGTCGGAACAATACCTCGTTGTGTGCCGATAGGCGTACCTGCAAAAATTGGACTTGTGTACTCAATGTTGCCAGCGGCTGCTGGGCTTACCAGCGTGTCAGAAGTTAAAACAAGTATCGACATGATTAGCCCTCGTAGAGAATGTTGACTGTGCCAGCGTCAAAAGTGTCTGTGCCGCCAGCGGTAGTAAACCTTACAGCAGTAAGTGCTGCGCCAAGAGCAATTGTTCCGTTTGTAAACGCTTGCAATGTTCCTGCGGTGTTGGCTACACTTCCTGTGCAATTCCAAGTATTTCCTGTAATGTTGGTAAACACAACAGTTCCGCTTAAAGTATCTGCTGCGGTGGTAAGGTTGTACAGGTTAAATCCGTTTGTGTACGCCAGAGTTCCAACAGAAGCAGCAGCAATAAAACTTGAATTAGAAGAATATCCAGAGGTAGTAAATGTTGTTGATCCTGTACCTAATTGAAATAGTTTTTGGCTTGTGCTATTTGTACTCACACCACTCAACATCACAGTAACCCGCTTCACCCACGCAGGCAGTGATGTAAAGTCAATTGAAGTGCCTGAAGTGGACGCAACAGCAGTTGCCAGCGTATTCATCGAATTCGTGCCAGTACCCGCCTGAAGCGTCAATGTGTTAGACCCTGCAACAGCGGGCGCTGCAACTGTGATAGCCCCGCTGGTGTCTCCCGAAATAATTACTGATGACATATTTTTCCTTTAGGTCAAAGCACAACCCAGCGTGCGCCAGTTGGAATTGTGACAGTGATGCCGCTGTTGATGGTGATTGGACCAACAGAGTGCGCGTTGTTTGATGTGCTGAGTGTGTAGTTGGTTGTCACGGTGCGGGTGTTCTCATAGAACACCGTGTCAGCACCACCGCCAGTAGCACCGCCACCAACAGATGACCACACTGTGCCGTTATAGCCCTCAAACTTGTTCAAGCTGGTGTTGTATCGGAGCTGGCCTGCCGTTGGAGAGCCTGGGCGCTCCGCAGTCGTTCCTGACGCAATCTTGATGGCATCAGTCGCAGACACTGTGAATGTCCCCGATACAGATGCTGTACCCGCCACAGCCAGGGTCTTTCCAGAGCCGACATTCATGCCAACTGAAGTGCCTGTGCCGTCACCCTTGAAGATCGCATCAATGGTGTCAAGATCGGTATTGATCTTTGTGCCCCAGGTGTCGGTAGACGCACCAACCTCTGGTTTTGTCAACAATATGTTTGTGGTGGTTGTATCTGCCATCTTTACCCCTTTACGCTGCCTCTTGCCAAGTGATTGAATTGTCTGCTAAATCAGTCCAATTTTCTGATGTGTCTGAAACTGGCGTCCAGCTCTCAGATGAGTCTGCAACTGGCGTCCATGATTCCGAATTGTCTGACTGAGCCGTCCAGGTTTCAGATGTGTCAGGAATAGCACCCCAGCCAAAGCCAGTCATCGTTCCGACTGACCCAAACAGCTCAACACCAATTATCGCAATTTCAATTGAGTTGGCGAAAGTGACTGTACCAACCGAACCTACACCCTCAACGCCTGTGATCTCTTGGA